GACCAGCGGGTGCTCAGAAAAGATGCAGGAGACTTGAAATGAGTATGGAGACTGGAATCGTGGCGACACTGGAGTTGCTGGATGACCTGCTGAGCCCCGAGATGTACGGGCACGCCGTGCCGTCTGACGCTCGGACAAGGGTGTTTGTGGTGCGTGAGATTCTGCGCCGCGAACTGGTTGCTTTGACCGGCAGGCCGACCCCGTGGCAAAACGGGGATTAAAGCCCCGCTGCCAGCCGGCCATCGTCAAGCTCTTGGCGCTTGGCCCGCTGACGGTCGCACAGATTCATGCGCAGGTTTTCTGCGCACAAAGAAGTGCATACATGGTCATCAAGCAAATGCACACCCAGCGACTGGTGCATGTCTTTGAGTACCGGCAAAGGCCGAATGTGCGTCCGGTGGCGGTTTGGGCTCTGGGTGACGGGGTTGACGCCGAGTACCCGACAGTCAGGACAAACGCCGAGCGCCAGCGGGACTATCGCAAGCGCATGAGCGCCGATGACAGGGACTTCCTGAAGGCACGCCGCCGCCAGAGGAGCCGAACAATCAAGATCGACCCTTTGATAGCGGCATTCTTTGGGGTGAAGAAGGGTTAGGGGGCGATGGTGCCAAGCAACCCATTGCGCTCAAGAATCGTCATGTTTTTTTCTTCGCCAGGGAATGTGACAAAGTTGCGGCTTAAATTTGAATGAGATGCTCTTTCTGCTTCATATGACAACAGCTTTTGCTTCATTTTTTCTTGATCTCCCAATCCAGAACTTATATCTTTTTTTAACGAATTTATACGAGCATCCATTTGAGCTTGTGTCATAGATGAAACACCAGGCTTTCTGCTTCCTTGATCTAAATATTTAATTCCAGGAATACCCATTTCTTTTAATTGCTGGGCCACAGCAACTGGCGAGTCATCAAGACCCTTCATGCGCCGTTCAAATGCAATGGCTTTTAAAATTTGTTGACCAGTTCCGAAACTGCCGCCAATTTCTTTTTGATATGGCAAAAGAATTTTTTGCACTTCTGGTGATTGTTCGCTTATGTGCTTGTCGTAATCCAGCATCTTGGGAATCATCTCATCTGGCAAGTTTACTTTGTAGAGATTGCCAGCCTTTTGCTCGTTGATGCTTTGCAATATTTTTGCGTCTTTTGGATTGGACGCCATTAAATCATCAAGCATTGCTTGACGAATAAATCCGTCTTTCATGTTTAATGCCCTCATGGCATCAACTCGAATACCAGGAGACAAATCCTCTAAAAGATTATCGGCTGCTGCTCCACGGCCCCTGTTTGCTTTTGCGTATTCAGTGGCAACAGCAGGCGCTTCGGCTGTGTAAATTCCATGTCCATAAACCTGCGCACCCTCACCAGTGCCAATCTTGGACGCATCAAACTCGCCAAGTGGGTTGCGTGCGGTAGGTGGCAATGTGTGTGGGCTGCCGTGCCACACATCAAGCGAAGGCATCAACCCCTGCCGCTGCAAGTAACGCTCAGCCATGCCGGCAGCAGTGGGGCCAATGGCTCGACCAGTCATGGCCGCAGCCTTGCCGCCAGTCGGTGCCATGCCCAGCACTGTGCCAGCAGCAAATGCCGGTCTGGCGGTCTGCATGATCGACTCATACTGAGGATTCATCACACTAAACCCCATCTCATCGGGCGCAGTGCCAAGCAGGCCAGAGACTGCGGCATAAGTCCGTGGATCGGGCAGCGTGTTGACATCACGCTGGGCAGCCAGCGCTCGGGCCTTGGCCCCTTGGCGCTGAATGTTTGGGTTGCCAAACGAAGCACCGCCGCCACCCAAAAGTTCATCCAACAGACTGGTTGCCATCATTAAATCCTATTCATCATCTGATTCAGAATCCGATTCACTCTTGCCTTCCCACGCCATGCAGGTGCGAAGGTTGTGGCAGATGAAATCGAACTTGTGGCAGTAGCCTCGGCCACCGCCGTCCTTGTCCATCGCATCCTGCGGGACATTTTCCATCATCTTCATCATGTCCGGCGTGTCATCGAAGTATTCGCAGTTGGCGCAGAGTTGGCGCTTGGCTTCCTCGGGCTTGACCTTCCAGCGGATGGCCATCTCCTTCCAGTACTCGGTGTTGGGGCCAGCGGTCTTGGCTGGGCCAAGCGCCCAGTACTTGGCGCAGTGGTCCCGATTCTTCTTGTTTTCTTCCTTGCTGATTGGCTCCATCTCGTCATCAGAGGAAAGGTCAATTGTGAGTAGTCCGGCCATGTTATTCCTTTAAATTATTGCGCCCGACCAGCGCCGATTTGGGTTGCACCGCCAGGTATGCCGACAGCAGCGTTGTATGAAAGACGCCGGATTGCATCCTGCAACTTGGCCATCGCGCTCTCGTCCACCAAGGCGCTGCGAACAAGATTGGGGTCTGTATTCACCAGAATCTTGGCGACCTGATCTCGTTGCGCTTCTGTCAGATTCTCGGTGTTGTTGCTGACCAGCTTCTTCAGCACTCGGTATCCAGAGATCACATTGCCACCCAGAGCCTGCGTCACTTCTTCCGCAGAGATGTTCATGCCAATGCGTTGACCTTGCTGCAAGGAAGCCGCTGTATCAGACCCGCCAAGAATTTTAGAGGCCGCACGCTGAGACCCAGCCGCCGTTTGGACCGACTGCAACAGGGCCGGCAACTGGTCCTGCTGAAATACTGAGCGCAAGATTTGCCCTTCCTTGCTGGTCTCATCAGCAAAGTTGCCCATCATGCTCTTGCGTGAGCCGGTGGTCATCTTCTTGCGGATAGCATCCATCAGTCCGGCGCGATACGCCTTCTGAGCAGCAGGGGTCATCGACTCAAACTGAACAGCAACTTCATCGGCGCTCTTTGCAAATGCCTTGCGGCCTTCTTGAAACGATTCACTGGCGGTACGAGTTTCAAAAGCCGTCTGCCGAGCCGTTTGGAGGGCTGGCGATGAAACATTAAGACCAGCCTTTAGTTCTTTCTCCATTTCACTGAGAACGCCACCGCTTGAGGTGGAACCTGACCTGTAAGCCTTGTCGGCCTCCTGCCTCAAGCCCCTGCGAGCAATCTCCATGTCCTCAAGTGTCGGCATCCGAGAGTACTCAACCGTGCCGTCATCCATGACCTTGAAGAATGGCGATTTGCCTCTGGTTTGCAGTGTGTAGTATTCGGAAATTCCTTTTGCAGCGTCTTTTGAGCTTTTGAGGCTGTCAGCAAAGCTCTGCAACAGTGGAGGAGAAACAACACCACCCTGCTCAAACGCTTTGCCGTACAAAGCCTTTTCCGCAATATCAATTTCTTCCTGATTCATCTTTTGCTGGCGCAGGACATTCTTGTCACCAGTCGGGGCAAGACCTCGCTGCATCTGCTTGACAGCTTCGGCACGCAAGACAGTGGGGCGCTGCGACAGGGCACCACGAATTGTTGAGGCAGCCTCGCCGCCCTTGGTGTACAGGCCGCGAACAGCAGCTTGCAGCGTTGCATTTTCAGCCATGATCTCGCCACTTGCCACTCGCTGAACAATCTCATCAGTCGTGAGACCAGACTCCTTGGCAAGGCGCTGCACTTCATTCTCTACAGCCTTTGCACCGCGACCACCAAATGAACGGCGTGCGAAGTCAACCAGCTTATCAGCAACAGCACCACCGCCAGAAAGCACTGCGGTCAAGACTGGCGCTGCAACTGCGCCAACAACCATGCCCTGCGGAATGCGCGAGATGCGGTTAAAGATGTCCCCTTCGCCGGTGCCGAATGCGGTCAAGCCGCCCTGCAAAGCGCCAACACCAGAGGCACGGGCCAGCAAAGGCAACATCGTTGTTTTTGCACCAGCGCCGCCAGTCAACCGCGTTGCTGCAATGGCTGTTGGAATTGCACCGCCAGCCTCATACGCAAGGGACTCAAATGGGCGATCTTTTTGATACGCCTTGAGCTTGCCACGGATGTCTGCTTCGGCCTGCTTGTACGGCTCACCTGTCAGTGACCGAAGGTAAGCCTCCATCTCCTCTGCACCGCCTGCCGTAGCACCCTGTGCCAATGAGCGCAGTCGCTGCGTAGGGACGGGCGCAGCCGGTGCTGCTGCAACTGGTGCCGCCACTGGAACAGCCTGACCAGACCCACCGAGCAATCCTTGAATCGCTTGCATCGTGTCAGGTGGGACTGCGCTGTAGTCTCCGGCCCTGATTGCCGTCAACTGCTCCAGCGACAGCGAATCAAGCACCTCTTGCAATTTTTCTTGGGACATTATTTGGCCTTTTTATCGATTGCTTTGTTCAGAGCATTGCCCAAGTTCAAACTTGACCCGAGGTTGAATTGCGGCCTGTACGGCTGAACTTCAAACATTGGGGCAATTGAGCTAAACCCTGGTACGCCACGGGCCGTACTGAGCATTGCTTCTTGTTCTTGCTGGCGTTGGGCGGCCAGTTTTTGCATTGCTGCCATACTGGTGCGAATTTCAGCTGGGGTCATTGACTGATCGCCTGCGGCTGTACGCCTCAATAAGCCTCGTTCACCTTCGGTAATTGGACCTTGATTTTTCATGGCACTGGCAGCAGTCAATTCTGCTCTGGCAATACCCTGAACAACCTGACGGGTGTTTTGCAAAGTTTCCTCAGCGTTTGCGCCAGCGACATTAAGCTGTGAGCCAATGCGAAGCATCATTGTGCGGTAGTCGGCGCCAGGGCCAAGCACCGCCTGATCTAATGCTGGTGCAATCATGTCGATGTTGCGCAAAGTGTCATTGGCCGATGATGCCGCATCAGTCGCAGCACCCAAGCGACCCATTGCAAAAGTGCCACCAGCCTGCACAAACTGATTCGGACCAGCGGGCAGTTGGTTGTTAATTGTTGTCCTCGGCGCAATCTGCTCTCGATATGCTTTCAATGCAGCAGCGCCAATTGCACCAGTCCCGCCAATTGGTTTACCACCAACATATTCAACAGCTTGAATATCTGACGGCAAAGCGTTGTAAGGTGCCAAACCCTTCATAACTCGTTCTTCGCCAAACTCATTTTGTTGAAACACAACCGGCTGGCCATCACGCATAAATGTCTGCGGAGCGCCGAACTTCTGACGGCCAGACAGGTAGTCCATCATTGCCTTGCCCTGCTGGTCAGCAGGAAGGCCAGCCATGAGCGCACGCTGCGTTTGGCTCAGACCAGCAAACGGACTGCCAATTGGAGCACCGCCGGCGGCTGCGTTTTGAGCGATCTCAGGAATCATCGCAGCACGCTGCAATGTCGGACCTGGTGCGCCAGCAACAGCCACTGGTGCGTTGATGGCTTGCGTCTCAGCATTTACGCCTTCACCACCGCCCAGCAGCAGCTTGCTCATCTGCTCACGCTGCGCCTGCGCACGCTTGGCCTCGTCCAGCTTGCTGCGAAGCAGCATCTGGTTGACAGCGCCTGTCGTGCCCTTTTCCTGCGCCTGCTGGCCAGCCATGACGCCTTGGCCCAGTGCTTGGCCCAAGCTGGTGCGCTGGGTAGACCGGCCACCGGCTTGCAGCAACTGAGCCGCCATCGCCAGCATGCTCTGGCGCTTAATCGCTTCCTGCTGCTGCGCAGTCAGGAGGTCATTCATGCCACTGGCGTCACCGCCAAACATGTCGAAGCCCGTGCCGCCAGTGCCGCCGGTAAAGTAATCCATAAATCCAGCCATGATGCCCCCTTAACTAAACATGCCGAGCAGACCGCCACCGATGGCTCCAGCAGGGCCAAACATGGCACTGCCAGCCATTGCGCCACCAAGGGCACCAGCCGCTGGGTTGCTGTAGGTCGGCGTTGAACTCGTCCCGCCCAAGTTGGCAGGGTTCAGGCCAATTGCACCCTGCATCAGGCTCAGACGCTGCAAATTCAGATTGCGCTGTGCGTCAAGTTGCTGCTGTGCAAACTGCTGACGGGCACCGCCCAGACCCATGAGGGCTTGGCCACCAGCGTACTGGCCGGCAGTCTGCTGCTGACCCAAGCCACCCAACTGGCTGGCCGCACCCATGCGGAACTGAGCGCCTGACAGACCTGCTGCTTGGTTCGTCTTTGCAGCATCTTGAGCAGCCTGCAAGGCTTGCGTGTAGCCCTGACTGCGCAGGTTCGCAATCATGTTGCCGGCTTGGGTGCCGTACTGCTGATTGGTCAGAGCCTCGGCCACGCCTTGACGCGAACCGCCAAACGCCTTGGCCTGCATCGCCTGCTGGCCGGTCTGCTGCACGGCAGCCTGCCGAGCCTTCTCCAGATCGGTCAGGCCGGTGTTGATGACCTCCTGCGTGTACGGATTTAGGTACGACTGGATTGCAGCCTGATCCGCACCGACCTGCTGTGGCACATAGCCGGCACCGGCACGGGTCAATTCCGCCGCGGTGTCCAGATTCTGCATACCCACGCCACCCTGCGCGGCTTGCTCAATCTGAGCCTCACCGGCTGTGTACTGCGGGTTGTAGCCAGCGAACTGCTGTGTGCCAAGCTGGTTGGCAACCTGCTGGGCGTAGCCCAAGTTGCCCATGTACGCTCGTTTGACATCCGGATCAATGGATGTCGTGGATGTTTGTGTGCCGCCGCCCTTGCTCATATCAATACCCCTTAAATTAGTATTCGCCGCCGCCGAAGCTGTCGCTTCCGGCGCTGTCGCCACCGTAGCCGCCGTAGCCGCCGCCATCGCCGCCTGTGTTTTCGCTAGCTACGGATGAAGATTCGCCTGGATTGCCCACGCCACTGGCTGCACTGCCCATGCCGAAATCAGGCTGGCCAGCGTAAGTGCCCATGTTGTCAACCGTGATGCCGTAGGATGGCGAAGACAGGTTGCCCATCAGAGCGCCGACCAAGCCGTTGGTCAGTGAGTTGTAGGAGCCGTATGTATCCAAGCCTCCGGCAGTGGTCGCTTGACCACCGCCGCCACCGGAGCCGCCACCGCTATCAGTGCCAGCGTACCGGCTGGTGTAGCTCGGGACATTCAGCAAGCCGGTGCTGGCCATGCTTGGGTACGCCAGACCGCTGTCGCCCTGAATGCCCAGTGGCACCTCACGGGACAGCAGTGGCTGGCCGGTGAACGATGGCCGCATCGGACGGGCCAAAATGGCTTGCTGGGCCATCGCTGTGGGGTCCATGTACGGGCTCATGGCTGGGCTCATGGCTGGAGCCGCTGCTGGTGCATTACCCTGCATTGCCAAGTACTGGCGAATATCGTCTTCTGTAATTTTTTGTCCACCGAGACTCATGTCAACTCCTTGGAAAGGATAAACCACTCTGGCTTATATCCCTCGTCCTTCAAAAATGTTCGCTCCCAGCCCTTGCGGCCAGCCAGCGAGACCCTTGTGCATCCCACCGACTTACCCCAGCCTTCAATGTGCGAACGCATGATCTTAAGTTCGTCGAGGTCTCCACCGGCAAGGAAGAAGTGCAAATCCTTGAGTCGTGGGTAGACAACTATCTCCGTCACCACCGCCGAATTGTGATTCGGCCAAAGCTGGTAACGCTGGCTCAACACACCCGCCGCAATATCGTCAAATGTGTGTGTGCCCTGTGAGTATTCTAAAGCCGCCTCGATGAATTTGCGACAGCGATTGAGTTCTGAAAATGTATCGCTCATAGTGCAGTCGCCGTCAAGACGCCAATGTTGCTGACCACAATCTGGTATCGCGTGCCATTCGGGCTGGCCAAGATCAGTCTGGTCCGGACCTCGACATCCTGATTGCGCTTGAAGTTCTGCAAATCATCGCGCTCGATGATGCTTCGCGTCATGTCCTGATCCAGTGGATCGTAGCGGACGGCAGACTTTGGCAACTTCATCGCTTGCCACCCTGCACAGCCTCAAGCCGTGGGATGCCGAGCCGCCAAGAGTCATTCCCGTTGGATTCCACCCGCATCTTGACCTGCCGCGCCGTGAATCGGACATCGGTCGGGTTAGCCATGTTGTACGGGCCGAACGAGGTTTCAGCACCGTTCGGGTAGAACTTGGTCTTGAATGTCATGGTGACCTCGCCCTGAGTCAACTCATCGGGCACCAGTTGACGGGCCGCCATCAGGTTGTCGCCAATGCCGATCTGCACTGGTCCGGACTCAGCGTACTGGGTGGCGCTGTCGTAGTCGAAACCGACTTCGTGCTCGTACACATAGCCGTCAACACTGACCAGCAGCGGGTTGACAAAGACGCCGCTGTCGGTGCCGCAGGTACGGGCTAAACTACCGATGGACCAGTGGCCCTCTTGGTAGTTGAATGATACATAGGAGTCAACTTCGTTTGAGGTTGCCGAAGGGTAGTACCACCAGATTTCGCGAAACGCACTGTTGTGGACAGCGTAGATTTTGCTGGCTTGGCTGGTATTCAAGTTGCGGTACACATAGTCGCTGACATCAGACGGCAGGGGCTTGACATAACCGTCAAACATCCAGAAGCCGGACCGGCTCATCCAGACGGCCATCGTGTCCACTGCGGCCACAGCCTGCTGAGAAATAAGGCCGCAGCCGCTGCCGATCTTCTCAAAGTTGTACACATACGGCTGGCCGATGTACTGGCTCTGGTGAACATCGGTGTCCGTAAAGAGCAGATTGACGCCACGAACGCGCTTGCCAGCCATCAGCCTGCCGGTGGTGGCAATCTCGTAGTCGCCGGCCTGATTGGAGGTGCTTGGCGTCCAGCTTGTGTTGTTTTCTTGGTCGCACCACGCGACCTTGCGGGGGTTGCCGCCAGCGCCTAGCGCGAAGACAAAACGCTCCGCCGTCACCATCATTGATTGGCAATTGACGGGTGAGTTTGCAATCTGGGCTGCAACCGTTGGGGTGGAAAAGTCAAGTTGCCACTCGTAAATCTTGCCATCAAAGTTGCTGCACCCGACAAGGTACTCGCCCCATGTGTCCAGCGCCCATGTGGTGGCCGGAATGACGGCGGTCAGGTCAGGACGGGCCACGCCGTAGGCGAACGAGCCGTAGGTGCTGTACCCGTATCCGATCTTGACCACGGCATCAGCGTTGCCGGATGTGAAGCCAGCCGGCGTGATGTTCTTGATGACGCCGCCCTCGTTGGATGCGTACAAGCCGGAATGCGTGCCGATGCCGATGTATCGCTCGGCGGCATTGGTGCGCCAAGTAATCATGCCCCGAGCCTTGCCGGTGACAGTGCTGTTTGAACGCTTGCGCCAGCCGCCGACCGGCAGCATTGAGCCCTCTTTCCAGCGTACCAGGTTGGCATCAAACCAGCGGCCAGCCGACTGAAGCTCTGTACCGTTGCGGTAGACGCCTGGTGGAATTTGTAGCGGAATGTATGCCATTGTGACCCCTGAGTATT